GATTATTTTCATCAAACTTTATTTCCTCAACTGAAACATCTACACACTCATTTTTGGTAAAAATATTTGTGTTGTCATCTCCAATAATTTTAGCCGGCATATATCACTCCAATATTTATTTAGTTTCTTCACCACTAATGGTCGCAGTTGATGTTTTCACATCAAATTCTATATAACCATCACAGGCCATATTCCAATCGTCACCACCAATACCGTTACCGGTAACTTCATCATATACGGGAACATTTACTTTGAAATGTTTCACCAAATATTCTTTATCGCCATTTTCAAAAACACGCCAAACATGGTCCAAAGAACCACGGCTTGGTTGTCCTCTACTTTTGTTAAACCTTATTGTGTAATGGTTCATACAACCTCTGCTGTTGATGTAATTTGTGTTACATTAGGTTTAACAGCATTTTCAACACCCATATTGAAATGAATAAACCTAAATGGTTTCTTAGAACCATGTCTACTAAAATCATGAGGTAACCATGCGTGTGCTTCTAGTACTTTGCTGATGATTTCGGTAGTATTTTCACTCATAATAACTCCAAGGTTTAACTAATAATTTATATCACACATTATATAGTATGTCAAGCCACCGTGGTGACTTGACATGTATCAATAACCTAACTTATCACACGCCACAATCCAAGATTTCACCAAACTACTTCTTACAATATCGTCTGGTGTAAACTGAATCTCACTAAAATCATCCATATGTCTGGCCACATCCAAAAATGATTGTAATCCAGACACATCATTTCTACTCTTAATCAAGTCATTTTGTTTCAAGTCACCGATAAAGATAATCTTAGAACGGTGTCCAACACGGGAAATAACCGAATTCAACTCATGGAAGGTCATTGACTGACATTCATCCACGATAATGATTGAATTATCGATAGAAATACCACGTATGGCAGTAGTAGATATAAACCTGGCATGTCCTTGCTCCTTTAATCTGTCCCACGCATCCTTACGACCAAATAGTGTCTCACAAATTTCTTTGTAAGGCACTTCATAAATCTCCATCTTTTCTTCCAATGTACCAGGAACATAACCTTGGTCACGAACCTGAACTGCCGAACGAACCACAACAACGTGTTCAAACGGATTGCTTCTGTCTAATACTTCCTCAATTGCTCTATACAATGCTAAGAATGTTTTACCTACACCTGGTGAGCCTAATAGACCCATGAAGTAATCACCTCTTTTATACGCATCAAAAAACTTTTGTTGATTCGATGTCAACGCTTCAAAAGTTTTCAAGTGGTCTAGTTTAATCTTTAATGCGTTTGAAGTGACTGGTTGATGTATATAAGTTACTGTATCGTCAGCCACATCTTCACGTTTTTGTAATGCACTTTTTCTATTGCTTGCCATTGAAGTCTTCCTTGCTGGTTGTTTATGAGTTTTATTTGGAAGTTTTGTTGTAGACAGGTGTATCCTTTCTAAGCAGTGCAGGCACTTTTGGTTGAGGTTTCTTCTTGGTGGGTTGTAGATATACTTGTGGTTTGTAAAAACCACCACCAAGAAGGGCGGGAATTCTTTGTATTACCATTCTCTGGGGATGCTTGTTTTGTGAGTTTCACCTAAACGATTACCAGCCACATTCTCTTTCATGCGACCAATAACGTATTTTTGGAATGTGGAATCTGGACGGCCAACACCAGGAACACTTAGACGTTGACCATCGGACATAACGTGAAGTGCTTCAACGCTATGGTATCGTTCAAGGTGTGGGTTTTGTTCCTTGAATTCATCAAGGACTTTATACGACATGGTGTGTTCTTCAACTTCACCAGTATTTTTGTTCAAAAAATCATATCGGGGCATGAAACCACTCCGGAATATTACGTGAGTTAATCTTACCTGACCATTTAGCCAGATGTTGTTTATTATTTATGTAATAGTTATGATACGACTTGATGGAACTACCGGCAACTTTGACATGTTCAGGCATTGCAGGTGTAGGTTCTGTGAATTCTACATGTGCAGGAATGTTCATCGGTGGGTACATTAGTTCATCAACAAGACCAGTTTCTTGGCACTTGTGGACTTTACCATATCGATAGGTGTATTCGGCGCAGAGTGCTTCTAACAATTTCCATAGAAACACATAATTTGCATACGACTTACGTACCCATATGGCAGAAGGATGGTTGATATGGGTCGCTTTGTATAGTTTACCTTCACGGTCATCAGGAAGAACCCACCGGCGCATCATACGACCGGTAGCAGACTTGCCTGTAGATTCTGTGCCATCAATCACCCGGTGCGCTGTGGACAACAACTGGCAATATTCTAGGATCATTTTGACAACGTGTTTGTCGGCGTGCATCTCAGCACACACTTTAGGATCATTGTGTAGATAAAAGATATTCATAATATATTACAAAAATAACGGATTAAACCAAAAGAATCAATAAGAATAAGAAAGGTATAATTCAATACAAGACCAAAGGAACCTCGTGACCATGCACAATACAAGGTTGAGCAACATCCTGCAATGAAGATACTATACAGTAGTATAACAGGAATATTTGGTACTGTCAAGGCAAACATGATAGAGGTGATGATACTACAGGCCCAAGAAAAGAATTCTAAAAAGAACCTAAACTTATCTGACCTGTAGTCTTCAATGATGTAATTTTGTATGTCTTTCAAAAACTTCATAATATACTTTAACTTTTAGTTCCAAACTCTGAAGTTTTCCAGTGCGTTTGGTGATTTCTTGTTGTGTTTTCTTGGCCAGATAGTGTTCTTATCTTCTTCTGGACGCCAATCTGTTGGCACAAATGGCACAGGACCAAGATAAGGCATAGCATGTTCAAGAATAACATTGTGGTCCATGTCTTCAGGTTCTGTGTAACCCTTACGTGGATTTTGAATAGCCCACATCATTGTGCCTAATAGATTTGCAACAACTTGTAGTGATGTAGCATTTTCACCAGGAATCAAACGGCGTGCTTCTTTAATGTCCAATTGAGAACCGTGCCAGTAAGATTTACCAGACTTGGTAATCAATAGAACACCTAGTTCATCCATACCAGCAATGATTTCGTCTTTGACAATACGTTCTTTGGTTTGTTTGTCCAATTCACGACCACGCAACTCATGGATAGATGCTAGTGTACCATCAGTTGGTTGATAGCAATAGTAAACTGAAGGACGGAACTTACCATCAGCAGTCTCAAAGTATTGAGCAATAGTCACAGCCTCAGAGTGTTGAACCAAGAAACCATTGTATGGACCACCATTTGGAACCCAAGACTTAACTAGAACGGTAAGACCAGGTTGGTGTAAGAATGCGGCAGGTCCTTGAATTGTACCATTCTCAAGTTCTTTTGGTTCATGTGTACCATAACCCAATTCGGATGGTGCACGACCTTCTGCCCATAGACCCTCAACAGACCATGTATTGACAAACTCATCTTTCATCTTTGGTTTGTCAATGATTTGTGTGTCACGTTCTGCAACATGGACAACTTCAACACCTAGTTTCTTCATTAGTTGTGCCCAACCTTCTTTATCGGTTGGTTCTTCAACTTTACGACCAGTGTTTTCAGCAATCTTCAATAGTGCAGACTTGGTTAAGTGTGTAACCAAACCTGGATTTGCACCAGAGGTTGCACAGATAGTTGGACCATTTGGATATTTTGCACCAATCTCACGCATGTGGTTGTGAGTATGGAACAATGTGCGTTCTTCCATCTTTGGAATCTTTTCGTCTTGCATATCACCCCAACGTTCATGTGAGGTATTGATATACATTACATCATTCTGCAAGCACCATTCAATGATGGCGTGTGCTGCAATGTTCAAAGATACGTCAATGATAAAAGAACCAGGTTCTGTATACTGTTTTAATGTGGATTCCAAATTATTCTTTAGAATCTCTTTTTTAATATACTTGACACCATTACCACCATTACGTTTACGGAAAAGAGCACCGTGATTGTCTTTCTCAATAACGGTAACTTTCTTTGGATCGTTTGTGATGTGCTTCAAAACCAATGGCAAAATGGCTTGACCGACTGATCCATAACCAATGATTAGAATCTTTTTGTCAAAATTTGCGTGGTTTTTATCTTTTTTTGGCTTTGCTGCTTCTGTTAATGTCTCAGCAAAGGTATTGAAACTCTTTAATGCCATTGTAAACTCCGGATAATTGTCATTACCCGGTATTTATGTTTAACCTAAGTCAGCAGTAGACATCATGCTACTTTTTGGTGGACGGCCACGGCCACGAGGTTGTTCCGCTTGTGGTGGTGGGTTTGCATGAGAGTTTGGTGTTACTTCGGCGTCAGAAATAAACCGTGGATAGGGTTCTTTTTCGACTTGTGGTAGGTTCTTAATACGTTTTGCGATATCTTCTTCTGATACAGTTTGCAATACGAATTGTTGGAACATAACATAGTTATCTTTGACTTTCATTGCAGTCTTACCACCAACAGCGGCAGAGTCAGCAAAGAATAAGTGGCAACCGCCAGTGCGTAGTGGTGCAATTTCAATAACTGATTCAAGGTTGACAATGACCTTGCAGTTTTTTTCTTCAGATTCAACTTCAACAAAGAGTGACATGATTTTCCTTTCAATAATATGGAGTGATATTTAGTCGTTGCCACCCTTGGCACCAATCAAGACACGTTCAACTGTTGACGCATGAATCTCGGCGTTAATCATACGTTGCTTGAATCGTGAACGTTCTTCGGTGGTTTCAAACTTCATCAAGGCCAACATGGTCTTGAGTTGCTTGGACATTTTGTATGTTGCTGTGCGTTTCATAAGTTCCTCAGGTTAATATTTGATAAAAAAGACATAGTATGTTGACAATACAATCATCGTGAATGCAAAAAACAAACCGGTTTGCCATAGAAGGTCTTGCATTTCTTCCTTGTAATACTTCATTTCAAGTTCAACCATGTCTCGCTGTGCAAGAATCATTGGTTGACATTCAGATTCGCCACCAAGCATCATGATGGTCTTTTCATGTTCTGCCAATCGTTCTTTAGCAGACCAATAGTGAAAGATGGATAACATTTAAGGATAATATTTCTTTTCAAGTTTTTCTAAAATTTGCCAGGCCTTGTATGCGGTCATTTCACCTTTACCAGTTTCAGGAAATATAATTTCCCAGTCTTGGTTTTCAACATCATGCCATGCATACAGGTGATATTCATCTTTTGGTCGGTGAATTAGGCACCAAGGTGTAAAATCGTGTTCTGGAAATGGTTTGGTTGCTGAAGTCTTATGTATAAACATGGCAAAAGACCTCATATTCTTGTTACCACGTTCAATATATTCTTCTTCAGTTTCAAGGTCACCAAAGCCATCAAAGATGATTTTAATTTCTTCCGTATCAGAAATGTCTTCACCAATCTCCAAAGAATCTGGATCATCTTCATTGTACCGCATACCGAGCAATTGATTTCTTACCAACTGTTCAAATCGTTCATAATCACATTGTTTGGACATTAATCTTCTTCTTTATAAAATTTATCTTGTTCAAATCGTTGTTCTTGAATTGTTTTCTCACCCATTGACTTACGTGGATTCATGCACAAAACACATTTTGGATCACCACAATTTGCAACATGGTGCTTGGCCAATCGGTGTGGTTCTCTGATAACCTTGTCATTGAATTGGTGGCCTAGAACCTCTTTAGCAATCTTAACTTGTTTCTTAATTGCAGATTCTTCCTTATGGAGGCGTTTGCTGTGTTTGATTTTGTCTTGCTCGTTGCTCATTCAAGTACCTCTCATAGAAAAACAAATTTAAATAATATTTGAACCGAATTGGTTCTTGTTCTGGATTAGGTAGTCTATCGCCAAACTCAGCAACTAAGTCTTGGCCAAGTTGTTCAAGCTGAGCTTCATTCATTCTTCAAAACCGAAATGTATTTTTAACGCACCGCCTACTGTTTTAGATAAATTCTCTCCACAATAGTCAATACATTCCCGAACAATCAATTCAGCAAACACTTCAAGGCGTTTATCAAAAACAACTTCATCACTCTCAACATGACCAAAGTTTGCTTTACCTGCTAGTTCTTTAAGTTTATCGTTCATATCAATCCCATAAATTTTGATAGTATTTGCCAAACAAACGAAAGCCATTTTTGATACGGTCTTCAACAACCTTCATGCCTTCATAATCACATTTATATGTATGATTTGGTCCATCTACTTGTTTGTACATTGTAGCTTTGCCATTTTCATCCCATGCACAAGCCACAGTCTTTGTGTCAAATTCACCTGAACGATATGCGTCTTCCCAATCTTTATCAAGATGGTTTTCAAAAGCAAAAATCATTTCGTTCATGACCCAATCCCAACGCTTGAACCAATTCTCATCGGTGTCCCATTCGTTTTCTTTTGGTGGTGCTGATGTAGACTTCAATTCTTCTGGTACATCTTCATCATCAACATAAGGTGCACCTTGTTTCTTGGTTTGTAATTGCTTCAACATGGGCAATGCAATTTGGCCAAGTGTGTGGTCCATTGACCATGTATCCCAACGGTCAATATGCACATAGTCAATTTTAGGACTTACAAAATCAAATAACGATTGCAATGTGCTAGAAATGGGCTCAAGAAATTTTACTGCCTTGACATACTTACCCTTGCCGGTATTTTCAAGGTCATAGAATACGTCATCATCTTTTTCCCAAAAGCAAACGGCCTTTAGTATGCTATAAGGCGATAACCAATGATGACGATAAGAATTAATGTATACTTTCATTTAAACCTCAATGTATTGTAATGTAAATTGGTCAGCACGGTCTTCATGACCATCATAACCACGGGGGTTACAAACAATGCGAATAGAACCAATCATGTAATCAAATGGATCATGTGTATGGCCATGAGTCCAAACTTTGATTTGTGGTCGGTCAAGCATGAAGTCAACCAAATTTGAACTGTAACCACCATTCATCACTTTATGGTCTTGATAACGTGGCTTTGTGGACATTTTGCATGGTGCATGGTGTCCAACAATAACAAACTTCTGGTCAAATTTACCGTCCACAACACTACGGATATATTCCAACATTTGTTTGTGTTCAACCACAACATCTTCTGGCATTAGTCTACCAACACGTTCATGTGTGTTACCATCAGAATCACGGAATTGCACCACTTTTTTACCGTTGTCAACGATACGGAAGTCATTCATCATGCCTGCAATAGCCTGCATTGTCAATGGGTCTTCTTGATTCATATCAGTCCACAATGTGCCACCAATGAATGTTACATCACCAATAGTTACATGTTCTTTTTCCAATACATGGATATTAGGCAGGTGAGCCAATGCAGTAATCAATTGGTCATATGACTTAGTAAAATCACCGTGATAGTGTTCATGGTTACCCATGATATAGATTACATCCTTGAATTGTTCGGAACAATGTGTGAAGAAATCCATGAACCGAACTGACCGGCCGGTATCGGTGTAACCAAGTTCTTTGGCAATACAAATATCACCGGACAGGACCAATACATCAGCACCTTCGGTGTTGTTCAATTCAATTGGTGCGAATTCCAGGTGTAGGTCCGAGCATAGTGCAAATTTCATTTTAATCTCCTAAGGTTACCATTGTATCACAACTGGACGGGATGTCAACCACTTATTCTTCAACCTTCAGCAATTTCTTTAATTTCTTAATTTCTGCCTTGAGTCCACGATTCTCATATTCGGACCAACCTCATTTGTCTTGCATGTCTTTCATTTTTTATCTGTAAAACTTACATCCGAATGACTTTTGATGATACCAACTAAAGCCAAAATACAAATTGCATTACCAAATGTTAACTCTTTAAGACCAAACACTTCAGGCATGGCTGCGTTCCACAACCATTTGAAAAATAATGTGTTTAACAATAAAGCACAAGTGTATGCAATAACTTTAACCAAATTTTTAACAAACTTTTCATCAAACATAAAGTTATCCTTAAATCAATTCAATCTCAAGTGGAGAATTGATATACATGTATGATTCAGAAAAACCCCAACCATCATGTCCATCTAAATCCAACCATGAATTTTCTTCCAAGAATTGTTCAATCTTTTCACGTTCCTCATCATCTTCAATACCATCAAGGTCAATGTCTTCGCCACAACCATCATCGGTTGACCAATCACCAAATTCATAACCACAATCAAAGATATCCACACCTTCAGCAATATCAGGTGGGTTATCATCTTCTGTTTCAATTTCAAACTCACCCCAACGCCATGTCAGTTCGCTTCTGATTGTACCAACACCTTCTTTGTATAGTTCTTGTACCTCAAGAATAGACTTCTTATATTCTGGTGAAACTTTCCACAATGCCATGATTATTCTCCAATTGTAAAACTAACTTGCTTAACCGATTCCCACTTGAATGCACGCCAGCCTTGTGCTTCAACATCAAACACAGCCAATGATGTATTGGATGTTTGGCGAACCTCAGATACTTCGGTTGCTTCTTTTTGAATTTGTGGTAGTTGTTCACCGTTTAGTGTGCATTTCATCACACGTTCATCACCATTCTTTTTGGTGAAGGTAATAGTAACAACACCTTCACGCAATCGGCCTTTTAACCATTCTTGGAATTCTGGATCAGTACCAACAATTTCTTTCACTTCGCTCATAATATAACTCCTGTTTCACTTCTTCAATGTAAACTTACTCAAATACTCTCTTGCATCTGGAAAATCATCAACTTCAAAATCATCCTGCGACACATACTCATAGATTCTATTTTCATACATTTCAGAGTTTTTGGCAACCTCTTCCTTGTGTTGATTCAATAATTCTGCGGCATATAACATATCATCTTCTGAAGCCTGTGATAGAAACCTCATTAAACCAACCTTACCAAGGCTCAACAAGAATCGTAGGTTTCGTTTATCGTGTTCGTTCATTTTAGTGATAGTTTTAAGAATTTAATGATATCGTGTTTGGCGCCATCGGCCATACTCTTGTCAAATGTGGTGTAGCAATTATGTATTGGTGCTGCTTGTACCATCTTAATACATTCATCAATCAATAGGTCGGCGAACTTTTGAAAATTATCACCTTGAATGTGTAGGTCTTTTTCAGAAAATTCAGCCTGTTCGGCAAGTTCTTTAATACGTTCATTCATAGTCTTGTCTCAAGTCGGGGTCAATCAACTGACCTTTCATCAAATAAAGTGGTGATTTACGGTATATCATAACATCATGGAACGGGTCTGTCAAGATTTTTATTACCCATGTGATGGCAGTCTCAAAGTTTTCTTTGACCATCAACTGTACCGACCTAAATGCAACACCTAGGATACCCAGCCACAACCAACCCATACCCACACGGTTAAAGAATGTTTCAGTATCTTGTTGCGGAACCAATAGGTTCATTGTGGTTACATCAAAGTATGCCAACAAAGGCACTGCCAACCAACAAGCCAATAGAATACGCTTACGATTTAGATTAAAACCTACCTTGATATCTTCTTTGTGGTCAAAGGTTGCTTTGTTGTATTCATCATAACCCTTTGGCTCAAAAAAGAAATGGCCTGCTTGGCGTGTCATCATAGCAATCAACCATGCAATATATGATGATACAACAGGATCAATGAACAGATAAACATATGCAACTAGAAACGAACATGCGGATATCAAATGCAAGAATTGGTTGATTCGGCTGTGATGGTAATACCTGTGGTCATCCCATCTTTGTGTTCTTAATGTTTCTAGTATGTTCATGCTACCCATCCTTGTATAATTTCCATTGCCGTTTGCACAACATCCATATCAATTTTCAGTCTATGGGCAATTTCATAAACCGAGAGATGTAAATCCATCAACTCTTTGATTTGCAAAAGCATTGGCTTATACATGAATGTTCCTTAAAGTGGTTTCTTATTTATTGCAATGTAATCGGTCAACCTATCAATACGTGATTGGTTGTATTGCACCATTGCATCAGCATATTCACGACTGGTGAATGCCTTTAGAATATCTACTTTTGCTTCTTCAAGTTCACGTTCAGCCATTTCCAATGCGGTTGGTCCTGCTGTGAGTCCATCAACAAATTTACTGAGAACCTTCAACCTCATACTGTTTCCTTTGCAACAATTTCAACTTCAGTCCATGCCATCAAATGCACAACATTACCATCATCATCGGTGCAATATGAATACATTCCGTCAATATGGTCAAAGTTAAATTCATAACCATCTGCCGTCTTTACACGGCTTCGGCGTGGCACCTCATACAATTTCATACTGTTTCCAATTCTTCAGTTACAATTTCAGGAACATTTTCATTCTTATTCACAGATTCAACAACCTTACGTCCAACATAACGACCCTCAGCATTAAACTCTTGTGGATTCATCAACTGATAAGCCTTGACCTTACGACCATCTTTGTGTGTCTTGATAACACCACCATCCAATCGGATGTTGTATAGGTTTGTGCTGAGGCGATACATGACCGCCTCTTGGTCAGTACCTGCAAAGCAGGCCTTGATTTCATCAGGTGTTACAGGATTACCACTCAACAATGTCACCGTAATCTTTTCATGACGATTTTGTTTACCACTACGAACTGTTCTACTCATAATATAATCTCCTTAGAATGGAATTTCTTGGTCTGCTTTAGGTGTTTCAACAGCAGGTGTTTCAGGTGCGTTAATCTTTGCATCAACCTTGGTGTATAGGTCAAGGAATGCAGTCTTGGTTTCTTCATCAAAACGATTCACACACAAGGTAATAGCCTTCATGCGGTCTTTGAAAATCTCATACGCCTTGGCAATATGCACCAAACGGCGAGTAGAGATAATTTCATCAGTAGCACCTTCAAGGAAGGACTTACGCACAACTTCTGCCCACATAGTCAGGCATTTAACAAAATCTTCATCTTGAATCAAGGGTGTAAGAATCTTGGTCTCAGTCTTTGCATCAGGATATTCTTGCTCAACAGTAATAGGAAAGCGTTCGAGGAAAGCATCATCAAGAATCTGTGACAAATACTTACCTTCATCAGAACCACGACCTTTAGTGTTTGCGGTTGCAATGATACTGAAACCCTTAGCAGGTTGTACCAACTCACCAGATTTCTTGTTGTAATATGGCTTACCTTCAAGGATACCTTGCAAGCACATCAACTTATTAGAACCACGGTCGACCTCATCAATCAACAGAATGGCACCACGTTTCATTGCCTGAATTACAGGACCATCACGGTTAACGACATTGCCATTAACAAGAGTAGGGCCACCAAGTAAATCCGATTCGTCAGTTTCAATAGAAATGTTAACACGGATACACTCACGTTGTAATTCGGCGCAGACTTGCTCGACCATAAGCGTTTTACCGTTACCAGAAAGACCTGTAATGAATACAGGATAGAACATGCTAGACTTAACGATATTGCGTAAGTCTTTGAAGAAACCAAACGGAACATAATCAGGATACTTTACAGGAATTGAGGTATCAGAATCATCATGCAGTTTAGGTTGGCGCAGCACCACGACTTGTGCAAGGTCAACTTCTGTTAATTCAGGTTCTGATACCTTGACAGCATTGGGCAAATCACCAGCAGGCAACATAGGCACTTGGTATGCACCACGTTCAGCACGGTGTTCGGCTTTAGAGGTCAACCAGAAGGGATAAGAAATGCCTGCTTCTTCAACCAAATCACTAATCTGGCCACGGGTCAAGGTTGCGGACACACCATACTTGCGTTCAGAAGCCGCAATAAAGGCTTTTTGGTTCTTGTTCATCAAATTCTCCATAATCAATAAGGCACGTTGTTGGCGCTGGGGTTGTTGAGGCTATCTAACACATTTTCAACCTCGTCAATAGGCACGTTGAGGACCACAGCAATATCCTCAGCATCATAACCATTGTTGAACATATCAACAATTTCATTAAACAAATCTTTACTTCTACCCATAACTTCTCCTACAAAGTGATGCAATTCTAACATAGGTTGTGGCATTTGGCAACCATTAAAGTATACCGAAACATTTGGTTGCCAAGGACATTTTCTGTGATAGAGTCATCGGTGTCATCCATCATATAAAATTTATTAGGTTTTACCACACTTTTTATGGTAAACCTGTTTGATAATAACTGAACCATTTGATTCAACACATCGGCACACACGCCCGGTAGAAGGAAATTTCCTACTTACCCAGTCTGGTTGAACGGTCTCCTGTTCATCAATCTCAAATGTTGTGTAATACGACAACAAATCTTTTTCTTCCGATTCTGTTAGTTTAATCATCATTCAACTCCGTATTCTGCTTTCAAATCATCCAACGCCTTACGGACTTTTTCCGCTACAGGGCGATACTTCACGGGATGAATAGGATGATATGTCCAACCCATACCACCCCACATTTTACTACCATTTAATAATTTGTCAAGTTCGGCAAGTAATTCAAACCTAGGGTCAGCCCACATCTTTTTTACTTGTTCGTTCATTTTCCTACCTCTACAAAAGACCGACCACGCATATCAATAGACAATGGTTCTTTGAACCACTTTACCTCATCGGTCAAACGGCTGATATAACCAACCAATTTACCAATCTTACCTTTTGGTTTAGATTCAAACACATAGGTGCCATTGGTATTGGCATCAGTATCAGACCATGTGGTCGTTTCACGCATTAGAGTATACATTGGTTAACTCTTTCAAAATAGCATTGTAAATATCTTTCTTACTCATATAGTAAGCATAATCTTTATCGTTTGGTTGGAAGTTATTGTATTGGTTATAACGACCATTCATAATGATATCATGGGCCAATTCACGGTGATTACTATATGC